GCAGCAAATGATGTTCTTTCTATGAATGGAACAACAACTGGTGGAATCGTAGGTTCAGTAATTACAGTTACTGCTTTAGAAGCAGCTCAATACTTGGTACACAATACTTTGATCTTAGGATCAGGAACTATTGTTACACCATTTAGCGATACGTAATAAATAATTAGTGTGGGGCTTCGGCCCCACATGTTAATTTTTAAGGAGAAAATATAAATGACAACATTCGGATCATCGCAAGATTTACAAGCATCATTTGTTAACACTGAAGGTACAACTGTTCAAGTTGGAAGAACAAGAGTGCACGGAGTTTACATAGATAGTTTAGGAACTGCTGGAAATTTAATTCTTCGTGATGGAGGAGCTTCAGGTACTATAAAATATAAAATTAGAACACCTGCAAAAGCTGATCCCATCGTGATTAATTTTCCAGGTCCTATTTTATTTAAAACTGATGTTTACTCTGCATTTACTACTGAGCATATTCACAGTGTAACTGTAATGCATAGTGGTGGAAGTAACTCGTAGGAGGCAACTTGGCTTTCTCAGGCACAACTACATTCGAGAAAACATTCTCGATCGACGATATTATAACTGAAGCTTTTGAAAGATTAGGTTTCTTTGATTACTCAGGTAATGACCTGCGTTCAGCTAGAAGATCATTAAACATAATGCTTCAAGAATGGGATAATAGAGGTATCCATTTTTGGCAAGTTAGAGAACATGCATTTAGTTTAGTTAATGGTAAAAATGAATATGTAATTTTTAGATCACCAAGTGATGGTGCTTCTGATGGAATTACCACTACTTTAACTTCTGCAATAAATGCTACAGTTACAACTATTCCAGTTGCTTCTGTGGCCCAGATGCCTGAATCTGGTAAAATAAAAATTAATAATGAAATAATGCAGTACAGTTCTATCTCAGGTAATAATTTAATTTTATCAGCTGTAACTGATAGAGGAATAGATGATACAACAGCTGCTTCTCATGCTCAAAATGATTCAGTAAATAACTTTATAAACATGGCTTCTGATCTTTTAGAATCTAGTTATAGAACTGATGCAAATGTAGATTCACCTTTATCTAAAGTAAACAGATCACAGTATTCAGCATTTTCAAATAAAACTGCTACAGGTCAACCTTCTCAATATTGGGTACAAAGATTTATAAATAGAGTTACAGTAACTTTATATTTAACTCCAGGAAGTTCTCAAGTTGGAGATTATATTTTCTTTTATTATATACAGAGATTACAAGATGCAGGTAAATATACTAATGAAGCAGATGTTGTTAATAGATTTGTACCATGTATGTGTGCAGGTTTAGCTTATTATGTATCACAAAAGAAAGCTCCTCAACGAACTCAAGAAATGAAATTACTTTACGAAGATGAGTTACAAAGAGCATTAGCTGAAGATGGTTCATCTTCTAGTGTTTACATATCACCTAAAACTTATTATCCGGAGATCTAATGGCAAAGTTTGCAAAAGGGAAACACGCTTTAGCAATCTCTGACCGAAGCGGATTAGCTTTTCCGTGGAGAGAAATGGTTACAGAATGGAATGGTGCGTTTGTGCATTACTCAGAGTTCGAACGTAAGCAACCACAACTTGAGCCAAGACCATTTGTTGCTGATCCACAAGGTTTAGAAAAAGCAAGACCACAAGTTGCACCTTTACCTACTCCAGATTTATTACCAGAAAATCCTATTACTACAAACAATATTAGTATTGGTTCTGTTTATGTTATAACTCAACCTAACAGTAGAATATTAGTAAATGATGTAGTGAGGTTAATGAGTATAAAATCTAATTTAGTATCAAGCACAACTGCTCTTCAAAAAAGTATTCAAGAATTAGAATTATCAACTACCTTAGCTTCTAACATAACTTCTACAGATACTTCTATGACTGTAGTTGATGATCTTGGTTTTTATACAAATGGTGGTTATGTAGTTATTGAAAAAATAAATTCTACAACAGGATTTTTTGAAAATGAAGTAATGGAATACACTGCTTATAATTCTGGAACAAAAGTATTATCAGGTTTAGTTAGAGGAACTAACGCTCCATTTAGAGGAGTTAGTCCTGTAAATACTACAGCTAGTTCTCATGATGCCGGAGCCAAGATATTTGGAGCAAGATTAGTTGATTCTTTAAATGAAACAACTCAAAGTCAAGCAGGACAACCTTCAACAATAACTATTGCTAATAGTTATAATTTAAAAGAGAATGATGAAGGCACTTTGTTTTTAGATGTATATGGACCAGGAGGAGGCTTGAATTGTCTTGCAGGTCCTGTTAATAATAACTTCACAAGTACAAATTTATAATTATGACATACGACGAATTAAAAACAAAAATCATAGATTACACAGAAGTTGGATCAACTGTATTTACCGATACTATTTTAAATGGTATTATACTAGATGCTGAATTTAGAATATTTAGAGATGTAGATTCTGATAATAATAGAAGATATGCAACAGCAAATTTAATAGCTTCTACAAGATTTATTGACACTCCTACAGATGCTCTAATTATTAGATCTGCTCAGATTGTAGATTCTGAGTTAGCTGATGGAAATACTAATCAAGAAAGAGATTTTTTACAATGGAGAGACACAAGTTTTATGTCTGAATTTAACCCAACTGCTGTGACTGGAGTGCCAAAATATTATAGTTGGTGGGACAAAAACAAAATTATTGTAGCTCCTACTCCTGATCAAACTTATATAATTCAGTTAAATTATATCTTGAAAGATCCCGGATTATCGAGTACAAATACAACAACATATATAAGTACAAACTTTCCCAATGGACTTCTGTATGCATGCCTTGTCGAGGCTTATGGTTTTCTAAAAGGGCCACAAGACCTCTTGCAATTATACGAACAAAAGTATAAACAAGTGGTAGAAGGCTTCTCTATTGAACAAATGGGAAGAAGAAGACGAGATGAATATCAAAGTGGTGTTCCTCGTATAGGTAAATAGGAGAATAAATTATGGCTATAACACAAGCAATTGCAAACAACTTTAAAAAGTTACTACTAGAAGGTGATTCAAACTTCAAACAAACTGGTGGTGATAAATATAAGTTAGCTCTTTATACTTCTTCAGCTACTCTAAACTCAGCAACAACTTCTCTATTAACTAGTTCACCAACTAACGAAGTTACATCAGCAAACTATTCAGCTGGTGGTGGTGCACTTGTTAACGCCCCAACTTCTTTAACAGCTGGTGTCGCAAGAGCAGATTTTGTTGATCTGTCATTTCAAAACGTTACTTTGACAGCTAGAGGAGCTTTAATTTATAACACATCGTCTGCTACTACTAACTCTGCAGTTTGTGTTTTAGATTTTGGAGGAGATAAAACAGCTACTTCAGGTACGTTTACAGTTCAGTTTCCAGCACCAACATCAACAGCAGCGATTTTAAGAATCTCTGGTTAATTAGGAGGTAAACTCCTATGGCATCAGGAACTTGGAATACCGGCTCTTGGAGTCAAAACCAATGGGGAGATAATGCTAATGCAACAGTTGTCCCTACAGGGTTTGGTATGTCTGCAGCACTCGGAGACGAGTCAAGTTCAACAGAAATTAATACAGGTTGGGGTAGACAAGAATGGGGTCTTCAAGGTTGGGGTATAGCCGGTACAACTATTCCTACAGGTGTTTCAGGAACATTTGCTTTAGGTAGTGTTACTGTAACAGCTAATGCAAACACTGGCGAATTATCAAATACAAATTTACTTTTATCCGCAGGTTTAGGAACTGCAACTGCAACAGGTCGTGCAGAAGTTAGTCCAACAGGTTTTGCACTTACAAATAATTTAGGAACAGTTGATGCTAGTCCCGATGCGATGCCTACAAGTGTTGCAGCCACTATGGGTCTTGGTACTGTTGAAGCATTCAATAATGAAGGTTGGGGAAGACTTGGATGGGGAGAATTTGATTGGGGTGATGCCAGTGATTCTATACAAGCAAGTGTAACAGGTTTTGGATTAACTGCAGCTTTAGGATCTCCAACAGAAATTACTGGTGATGCAACTATTATTGCAAATACTTTAAATGTAGCACAATTAACTTTAGGTCAAGTTGATCCTGCACCTGACGCAGCAGTAGCCGGAAACTTTATGATAGGTGCTTTAGGTACCCTTGGAATGCAAGGAGACGTTTCTTCTAGTGTAACAGGTTTTGGATTAAGTGCTAATTTAGGTAATGAAACAATAGATTTAAATACACCAGTTAATGTTACTGGAAATGCTCTGTTAGCAAGACTTGCTTCTGTATCTGCATTTACAGATATCACAGTAACTTTTAATGGTTTTGGGTTGACTACAACAGTAGGAAGTGGTAGTGCTCTTATCTGGAACGAAATAAATACAGGTTCTGCCCCAATAGATCCTCCTGGATGGAGGGAAGTCGTTGCATAAAGAGTTGACACTTTCTCTTTATTTTTATAAAATAAACGATATAAGGAATTTAATATGGCAAATTCAACATCAGCGAATTTAAAACTTACAGTACAAGCAACTGGAGAAAATTCAGGAACTTGGGGACAAATTACAAATACTAACCTTTTAATTTTAGAACAAGCAATTGGTGGTTTTACTACTTTTAATATTACTAATGCTGCTAGATCTTTAACTTTTACTAATGGTGCAGTATCTAATGGTAAAAATGATGTTATTAAATTAACAGGAACTTTAGCTTCTAACCTTACTGTTAGTATTCCAAATTCAATTGAAAAAACTTACCAAGTACAAGATGCATGTGATCATGCTGGAAATACTTTAACTTTTAAAACTGCATCTGGAACAGGTGTTCTTTTATGTGAAGGAAATAATTACACATTATATTCTGATGGAACAAATGTTGTAAAACTTCATGAACAAAGAAACTGGAGAGCAGTATCAGCAGCAGAAACAGTTCAAGCTGGTGCTAAACTTTTAGTAAATACAAATGGTGGTGCGGTAACAGTAACACTACCAGCATCCCCTGCTACAGGAGATGAAGTACATTTTGTAGATCAAGGTTACGATTTCAATACTAACGCATTGACTGTTGGTAGAAACTCTTCTAATATAGTGAATGCAGCAGCAGATCTTGTTGTCAATACACAAGGTGCAGCTTTTTCATTAGTTTTTTCTGGAGATGCTACAACAGGATGGACTTACACGGAGAAATAATATGGCAAATTACGAAGCAACTAAATACGATTTTTCAGGAGCAAACCTTACAGGTATCGAGGGGATTCCTACGGCTACTATTGTGCCGTGGTCTGCTGCATCAATACCAACAGGTTTCTTAGAGTGTAATGGTCAAACAGTTTCAAGATCAACTTACTCAGCTTTATTTGCTATTGTAGGTACAACATATGGTGCTGGCGATGGCTCATCTACTTTTTTAGTACCTAATTTATCAGACAATGTTGCAGTAGGTAAATCTAACAACAAAGCTTTAGCATCTACTGGTGGAGCAAACACAGTAACATCCACTGGAAACGTTGCTGGTTCAACAGCAAATGCAACTTTAACAACTGCACAACTTGCATCACACAGTCACAATGAAGTTAGAGCAGGACCTTTTGGTGGCGGACCTTCTGGTGCTGGAGATTTTAACCCGTCTAGATCACCTACAGGTACAGGAAGTACTGGATCTGGCGATGGTCACTCTCACAACATGAGTGCAAACTTTGCTGGAGATGCAACATCGGTTTTACAACCCTATATAGCAGTAATATATATAATTAAGACTTAGGAGAAAAATTATGGCAAATAACGCAAATTGGACAATAGTAATGGACGACAAAGTAATCATTAAAAAATCTGGTGATGGTGCAGGAAATGCATATACAATCAATGATGATGCTTTCTGGTCAGATTCTAAATGGTCAAACATTTGGGCTATTCAACATGGTTCTACTGTCTCTACTGATGAAGTAGAATATAGAGATGAAACTCCACATTCAGCTTATGATGCTTCTGTATTAGGGGATGTAAGTCAATTCACTACAAGATGGGACGCAGCTCACTTAGCTAAATTACAAGCTGATTGGGATGCAGACGATAGAGATGAGTCAGAAAAAGGTTCAAGACCTACTTCTTATTCTTCATAATTTTATATTACCTTAAATTCATCCAAGAAGTTAAAATATATTTTTCACCTGATAAAGGCGGATTCCCTCTGTGAACATACGGAAAAGCAGCTGGCCAAATAACTATTCTACCTTTTTTAGGTTTTACTCTTTTTGAAAAATGTAAAAATTCAGTTTCACCACCTTCTTCTACATCATTTAAATAAATACTATATACAAAAGCCCTTGCTTCATTTTCATAACCTAATCCATGTTCAATATGCCAAACATGATAACCTTCAGTCGGTAGTGTTTTTTGAATCTTTACATTAGTAAAGTGAAATGAATTATTGTCGTAAGCTGTTTGAGCACCAGTATTCGAAACATAATGTCTAAAAGCTATTTCATAATTAACCATCATTGACTTAAGTTCTTGCCACCAAACATTTATGTTTTCTTGATTAGCAAAAAATTGTTGATCTTGTTTATTTAATATATTTGTTTTTTCTGACGAAAGACGATTGAATGTTTTGTTAAATTTATTTTGATCTTCAAAAAGTTTTATTGCTTTATCACATTCCTCAGGAGTTATATAATTGTCATATACTCCAATAAAGTTATTTATGTTAACTGTTTTTTCCATTATTTTAAATTTTTTTTATCTTCAGTAGTAAATTCAATGCCACTTTCTTTTCTCATTTTATCATAAGCATGGTGTTTAAATAAACCATTTTTATCTACATAATGAAAAAAAACTTGTGCCATTCCTTCTCCTTTATATATACCAGGTCTTCCGTGTTTTTCAAATAAACCATTATACAAAACAGCATCTCCTTCTTCTAATTCAAATTTTTTACCATCAATTATAATAGGCCAATTATCATATTTTTTTATACAAGAAGTCACAGATATTTCACAAGAGGGTCTATCAACATGATTAGATAAAGTAGCACCAAATACATAATACCTCCAGTAGGTATAGGTTGGAAAAAGTTTCAATTTACTTTTTTGAGATACTAAAGGTAATTTTATATCTAACAAAGCAGTCATTAAAGAATCATAATACCATGCAGGAGAAAATGATGTACGATCTAAAACCCAATCTTGAGATATATCTAATTTATTGTAACAATACTTTTGAAGTATTTGTAATTCATTTTTAGAAAAAAAATTTTTAATTAACGAAGCCATGCGACTATACTATACCTTTTACCTTTTGTGATTGGTTTAATTGCGTGTGGATACATAAAATTACTAGGAAAAAATACAATAGAACCTTTTGTTAATTTAACTGTTTTTATCTCATTGTGTTTTTGATCAGTAAAAACTAAATCTCCTCCATCATAATCATTATTAATATTTAAAATAATACTTAACGCTCTTGGTGAAGACGTATCATCGTCTGTATGTATTTCGTATTTTCCATTTGGTTCATATTTTAATAAATCTACTTGATCTAATTTTTTACTTTTTAGTAAAGGAAACTTACTAGTATACAAAGGAAACAATCGTTCAATTTCATTCTTTATAAAATTCCAATAAAATAAATTTGTTGGAGTATTTGTATTTAAATAATAACCTTTTACATTTCTTATATTTATATTTGTTTTTGGGTTGGGACCTATTGTTAATTTATTTTTTGCTTTTTTATCAATAAAAATTTTTAATTTTTTTAAAAATTCTGGATTTACAATATTTTGTAAGTGAACAACAGCTTCTAAATGATCTTTCATTCTTGTTCTTTCGTATTAAAAGATATTACTAATCTTTGTTCATCTTTTATTAAACTATCTACTTCATGTGGTATTGAAGAAGGAAATAATAACAAAGTATTTTTTTTACCTTGATATTTAAAGTTATTAAATTTTTTATCATAAAATGTTGTAGGAGATTCAGAACTACTTAAATAAATAATTCCTGATAGATAAGAATATTCATGGATGTGAACTGTGTGTTTATCTTCTTTATTATATAATTGTGCCCAATTATTTTCTAAATAAAGTTTATGTTTATTTAAAATATCTATAACTTGTTTTCTTAAATTTTTTAAAATAGGAAAATTTAATACATTTAAAGTTTTGTAGGTTGTAGATTGATTATTATTTTTAAATTTTTTATTTTTAACTAAAATTAATATTTGATCAATTTCTTCTTGTGAAACATTTAATGTGTATGTGTAAAACAAATTTTGTTTACTAAAAGGATCAAAACTATTTTTCATTTGTTTATAAATACCTGCACACTTATTCTAGGCATTGTTGATGTTAATACTGGATTAACTTTATGTACTATTGGTGATTTTATTATTACTAAAGAATTACCCACGACAGGTATGTAACCATGGCCATCTTCATTGGTAAACATAAATTCTCCACCCCATTGTTTATCCCACCTATTATTAAGATAATATGTAGCTCCATATTTCCATGTTTCATCACTATGCCAATTTATTCCAGAACCTTTTTGCATAAAATGAATAGTGGTAGACATAAAATTTAAATCAGGAAATTTAAAAAAAGGATTATGTCTTATTAAAGTTTTTAATTTTTCAAATGGAGGGTAGTTTGTTACACCGACTCTTTTAGGTGAAATAAGATTTTTAACTAAACCTTTGTTCCATAAACCATCTACATCATGTAAATTTATTTTTTTTCTTTCTTTTATGACTGCATTGTGTATTCCTTTATACGTATCATTATCTAAAAAATTTTGTATCCACCAAATTTTTCCAGGTATATTATATATTAGTTTCATATTCTTCAATAAATAAAGTTGCTGTATATCTTCTAATACCTGGTTGTGTACTTGCATGGGGACTATGTGTTTTATTAGAAGGAAACATTACGGCTCTATTTTCTTTAAAACCTACATGTATATCTAAATCCTTATCTGTATAAAATACTGTTCCATTAGTAACTGCTGTAGATCCTTTGAGCATAATTAATATATTCATTTTAGATATTTTATCATCAGTGTGTGGTTTTAATATATCTAGGTTTCTTAAATCAATTCCTGAAGTTGAATGTATTTTTTTAATTTTAATATTAAAATTTTCTTCTGAATTTTTTATAAATATGTCTTGAAGAGTTTTATCTTGAATTAAATCATATCTATCCCCATAATAATTCTCTTTAGTTTTTTCTGTAGTGCCTTCAAAATATCTAGGTGTAAATTGTAATCTATTAGTTACATGGTTTTGTACCTTCTTTAATAGATCCTCTTCAAAAAAATTATCTATGATACTAATCATTGGTTATTTTCACTCTTTCATTCTCTATAAATCTGTTATATAAGCTACTATATGCTACAAAAATTAAATTTCAAGCCTGGCTTTAATAAACAAGACACAGAATCTGGCGCTGAAGGGCAATGGACAGATGGTGATTTTGTAAGATTTAGATACGGATTACCGGAAAAAATAGGTGGATGGTCTCAACTTACAGCTGCATCTTTAACTCTACCTGGAGTAGCTAGAAGACAACATGCTTTTACTTCTTTTGCTGGAGAAAAATATACAGCTATTGGAACGTCACAAGGTTTATTTTTATATTACGGAAATGATTTTTTTGATATTACTCCTTTAGATACCGCAATTACAGGATGCACTATAACAACTGTTAATGGTTCAAATACTATAACTATAAATAAAGGATCTCATGGTTTAGTCAAAGGAAGGTATGTAACTTTATCTTCAGTGACAGTTACGGGTGCTTCTGATTATACGGCAGCAGAATTAGAAAAAGTTTATGAAATACAAACAACTCCAGATATAGACAAGTTTACTATACTAGCTTCAAGAAATGAAGGTGGATCTGGAATGACCGCAGCCGGTGCTGCAACTGTAAATCCTTACATTGAAGTGGGTCCTACTTTTCAAACTGCAGGTTATGGTTGGGGTACGGACACATGGGGATCTAGCACATGGGGAACTGAAAGTGCAACTAGTGATGTGATTCTGGATCCAGGCAACTGGAGCCTAGATAACTTTGGTGAAGTATTAGTTGCAACTATATTTAATGGTAAAACTTTTACTTGGAATGCAGGTGCATCAGGACCTAGAAGTCTTAGAGCCTCTCAAACAACAAGTAATTTTCAGACAACAAACAATCCAACAGCCACAAGAATTTCAATTGTATCAGATAGAGATAGACATGTATTTCATTTAGGTACAGAAACAACTATAGGTGATCCTACTACACAAGACCCTATGTTTGTAAGATTTTCTAATCAAGAAGATTTAAATACATATGCACCAACAGCTACTAACACTGCAGGTACATTTAGATTAGATACTGGTAATGAAATTAGAGCGGCCATACAAGGTAAAGATTATATTTTTGTATCAACTGATTTAGCTGCATACGTAATTCAATTTGTTGGTCCACCTTTTACATTTAGTGTTAGACAAGTTGGTACTAACTGTGGATGTATTGGTCAACATGCTATGTCTTATGCAAATGGTGCAGTATGGTGGATGTCAGCAGAGGGTGGTTTTTTTGTTTATGATGGTACAGTAAAGTCATTACCATCACTTGTAGAAGATTTTATATTTAGCACAGATGGAAATAATTTAGGTATTAATTTAAATTCAAGAGATGTGATTTATTCATCTCCTAATACTTTGTACACAGAAATAAATTGGTTTTATCCAAAAGAAGGATCTAGTCAAGTTGATAGATGTGTAACTTATAATTACTCAGAACAAGTTTGGACAACTTCATCATTAGCTAGAACTACATATCAAGATCAAGGGGTATTTAATGCTCCTTATGCAACAGAATATACTCCAACATTAACACCTGTATTTCCTGATATATTAGGTATTACAAATTTATATGGTGCTAGTGTTTACTATGCTCATGAAGTAGGAACTGATCAAGTTAACAGTTCAGGTTCAACTTCTATTAATGCATTTATTAGATCTGGAGATTGGGATATTACATCAAGAACAAGTGGGTTAGGTGTTCAAACAGGAGTTGCTGATTATAGAGGTGATGGCGAGTTTTTTATGTCTGTAAAACGATTTATACCTGATTTTAAATATCAAACAGGTAATGCTCAGGTAACTTTATTTGTAAGCAGCTATCCCGATGATGTAGCGGTTAGCTCACCACTTGGACCCTTTACAATAACATCTTCTACTGATAAAGTAGATACAAGAGCTAGAGGCAGATTAGTCTCTGTACAAATTGAAAATACTGCAGTGGGTGAATCATGGAGATATGGTACACTTAGATTAGATGCACAACCAGATGGAAGAAGATAATGGCATATTTAGGTAATGGTATATATGATTTACTAGATGTAGTAAGAGCTTCCGCTAATCCTCAGATTAATTATGAAGGTCTTTATCAAGATCCTGCAGATCCAATGGCTACATCAAATTTATTTAAATCAATGCAACCGGGTTTTCAATATATGAATCCAGATTTTATGGCTAGAAAATCTAGTGCCGCTGATTTAGCTGGTAATGTTCCTACGGAGTATGATAGACGAAGAGATTTTAGAAGATATTTTGATAATAAACCTTTAACCTCATCTGTAGCAAGCATGAGAAGATTTCAAGGTTTTAATCCAAGAATAGGAGTATCTCCTACATCAGGAATCATGGGTGTAAATAATATACCTACAAATTTAAATAGCTTACCTACAAACATGGGTGTTGCTAATGAAGTTGATGTTGATGAAGAAATTATTGAAGAAAATAAAACTAAAAAAAGTGGACTAGCAAGATTAATGGAAACTATAATGGGTATTAAAACTGCTTTTATTCCTCAATTAAATTTTTCAGGTAATCCAACTCAAAGATTTACTCCAGGTTTTAATTACAGAGGATTAAATCAATCTATGATTAATGATGCTTTTGATCCTGTTACCGGCACTACAAGATTTGATAGAGCTGTACCTGGTTCATTTAGTTCTTTTAGAACTTTAAAAGATTATTTTGATTCTAAAAAAAATAAAGCACCTACATCTAATGCACCTACATCTAGTGGTGGTGGTGATGGTGATGGAGGAGGATTTACTTCTCAAGATGCAGCAAGAGAAGAATATGGAGCAGCAGGTCAATACAGATAATGGCTAAAATAACTAATTATATACCTGAACCAAAAGAAGATTATGATGTAGATAATCAAAGACAGATTATGGAATCTTTAAATACAATGAAACAACAACTTAATTTTTCTTTTCAACAAGACTTAAAAAACGAATTAGATACTTTTAATTACTTTTTATCATGAGCATACAATATAAAAATGCATCTAAGATATTAGACGGCACAGCTATGACAACTGTTTTGACTATAGCTACATCAGCTGTAGCTATTATAAAATCTGTGTATGTATCTAATAACAGCACGGGAGCTGTATTAGTTAATTGTGATTTAAGAGATTCATCTGCTAGTACAGATGTAGAATTTTTTAGAAAGGACATACCTGCTACAAGTACAGTCAACGCTACAGAACAAGGGTTGAATTTAGAAGCAGGAGATGCTATAAAAGCTCAAGCGGAAACAGCTAACAAACTTGAAGTGGTAGTTAGTTATGCGCTTATAAACAGAGAGAATGAAAACGGATAATATACATAAGATCGATTGTACAACTATAACAATTTATAGAAATACAAAGACAGGTGAGACTTCTAAAGAAAAAATAGAAGGTCCTGATATTGTAACAGATGTTACAGTGCAGGTATCACCGAAAGGTTTGGATGTATTCCAGAAAGTAATGAACAATGATAATAAGAAACCAAAGTCCTAAAGGCGGAACAGAACTACAATTCAATTATTTAGAAAAATATGTTGATAAAAAATTACTAGATCAAGTACAGATTACAACATCTGTGCCGGAAAAAATTCCATTACATCCAACAAAGATAAATATACTTTGGCAAAAAAATTCATACGATCAACCTAACTTAGCTCCTTGGTTTGAAGATAAAAGTAATCATCATAAATACGATTGGTATGTATTTAATTCACATTGGACATTTGAAAAATTTAGAGTGTTATTTAATTTACCATTAGAAAAGTGTTTGGTAATTAAAAATGGTGTAGAAAAAATACAAAAAGCAAAACCTTATGAACCAAATAAACCTATTAGAATAATTCATCAAAACACACCTTGGAGAGGATTATCTGTTTTACTTGGTGCAATGCAATTGGTTAAGAATCCATTAATTACTTTAGATGTTTATTCATCAACCGAAGTATATGGTAAAAGATTTTTTGATCAAAATGATCATGAGTTTAAAGAGCTATACGAACAAGCAGAAAAATTACCTAATGTAAATTATATTGGTTACAAGCCTAATAGTTATATTAAAGATAATATGCATAAATATAATATGTATGTATATCCAAGTATTTTTGAAGAAACATCTTGTATATCTTTGTTAGAATGTATGGCAGGTGGCCTGTATTGTATTACAACAAATCTTGGTGCGTTGTTTGAAACAGGTGCAGAGTTCCCAATGTATATTCCATATGATAATAATCATAGAAGACTTGCAATGAAATTTGCTTCTGCAATAGAAGCTTCAGTAAATATATTACATGAACCAATGATACATAAACATTTAGAAACTCAATCTGATTATGTCAATGCTTATTATAATTGGAATAAAATAGGTACGTCTTGGACAAGATTTTTAACAGGAGCAATTAATGTCAAATCCAAATAAACCTATCTGGTTTACAGAAAATAAAAAAACAGAAGCTAATAATGATACCTATCAGACTGTTAAAACTAATAAGGTTGAAGGTGATACAAATGTTGTAGAAATAAATGTAGGAGGTGCAAATGGTAGATCACCATATAAAATTATGGTATGTACACCTTGTCATAGTGATGTAACGATGCATTATTGTCAGGCTGTTTTAAAGTTTCAAATGGAATGTTTACAAAGAAACATACTAGTAAGTTTTACTTTATTAAAATCTTCTTTAGTTACACAAGGTAGAAATTTATGTGCAGCTGAAATGTTAAACCACAAAGATAATTATACTCATTTATTATTTATAGATTCAGATATTGATTTTAATTTTTCTACTATTGAGAAAATGTTAAAAGCTGACAAAGATGTTATTGCATGTCCTTATCCAATGAAAATGATGGATTGGAATAAAATATGGAGAAGAGTTAACAACAAAGAAGATGCTATTACATCTGCAGAAGATATGGCAAGAGCTGGTTTTACTTATCCAATTAAAGTAGAGGATCAACATAATATTGTAGCTGAAAAAGGTATTATAGAAGTAACTCATGCTCCTACCGGATGTATGTTAATTAAAAGACATGTTCTTCAAGACTTAATTGATAAACACCCTGAGTTAGAAATATATCAACCTACTTTTATTAATGGAGAAGAAGAAAGAAAAGAAAACTTTTATAACTTGTTTGATACTTGGCATGATCTTAAAACTAAAAGATACTTTGGTGAAGACTTTGGTTTTTGTCAAAAATGGCGAGATATGGGAGGTAAAGTTCATATATATGTAATGGACACTATTACTCACGTTGGAGAGTTCTTATATCGTGGTCGTTTCTTTGATGATTTATATCAAGGTACACGTCCTGCTAAGCTTGCCAAACCCCTTGACGAAGATAAAAAAATCAAATAAACTATTATATTACAGGATTTCTACGCCTGCCCAACAGTATAAAAATATTTAAATTATGGCAATATCAAGAATGCAACAACCCAGACAACAATACGGATTAGGAAGTATAGTTAAATCAGCTAAAAAAGCTGTTAAAGGTGTAACTAAAGGAGTTTCAAATGTACTTAAATCTGATGCTGGTAAAATAGGTTTACTTGCTTTAGGTGGTTTTGGATTAGCTGACAAAGGACCATTAAAATTTTTAAGTGGTTTTGGATTTAATCCAATATCTTCATTTAGAGATATGAGTCCATTAGGTCAGTTTGGAACTGTTGCAGCAGCAGGGGCAGGATTAACAGCTATGTTAGGTGCAGCCGAAGAAGGTGATGCAGAAGCAGTTGCAGCTACACAAGATGTAGGATCATTAAGAAAATACTTAGCATCTTATTATTCTAATTTAGGATACACAGCAGATCAGATAGCAGAAAATGTAGAAAGAGATACTTCTGAATATACATCAGGAGCAGGTGGATATGCAAATGGTGGCCGTATTGGTTATGCTATGGGTACAGAAGACAAAGTAGAAATGGCTGCAGGTATAGAAGGACTTCCAATTAATGTTAATCCTAAAGGTATTAAAGAATTA